GCCACTTCGGGCGGCCGCCGGGGAAGCCGTGGTATGCGTCACGCATAGCTGTTTTCCTGGCTTGAATAGGACACGTAAGAAACCGGATTGCGGCGGCTGCTGGTGGCGAACTGCTGTGCTGACTTGCAGAACCACAGCGGCTGCGAGTAGTGCTGCGTGTCGCCGTTGCGCTGCTTTTGCAACTCCAGGCGGGCGTCTGCCTTGTCCATGTCCACATCAGGATCGTTTTCATCCTTGCGGGCGCTCCAGACGGTGAACACGTTGTCGGCGCCGTCCGTGATCTTGGAAGACCCGGCAACGTCGAGTTTTCCGGGGCCGCGTGATTCGTCCGCTCCCTTGCGCGGGTGGGCGACAAGGTGAAGGTGGCAACCGTTGCGGCGGGCAAAGTCGCACAGCTTGCGCACAGCCTCTTTCTGCGCCGTCATCGAACCTGGGCCGTCCTCGGGGACGTCGGTCATCATCAAGCTATCAATGACGAAATGGCGCATCCCGTAGCGTTTTGATCCGTACAGGAACACAGTCAGCAACCTGTCAATGCCAGCGCTGCCGACCACGTTGAAGAACCACAGCTTGTCGTGTATCCACTGGCCGATGGCATCGATGTAGGCCATCGTCGGCCTGTCCATGCCTGCCGCCTGCTTCACGGTGCGTTTCAACTGGCGCTCAGGGGTCATCTCACCCGAAAACACCATGACGCGCTCTCCCTGGGCCATCAAACCAAGCAGAACTTGGGACAGCATCAGGCTCTTTCCGTGGCCGTTGTAGCCAGTCCAGACGGTCAGTTCGCCGGGACGGAATTCAAACCAATCAAGGTCTTTGTCCAAGCGCAGAACCGGGTCTCGGTCGCCATCGTGCGCCGGGTAGAACATGGACTTCACCTTGTTGATGAAGTCACTTGCCTGGCGCATTTCCTCTGGGTCTAGCGGTTTTGCGTCCTTGACCGCTTCGTAAAAGTCTGACCCGTCTGCACCTTGCTGCAGGTACTCATTGGCGTCCTTCGTGGGCAGTGTGACCACCTTGCAACGCTCCATTCCAAGACGTCGCACAAGCTCCTTAGCCCCAGCTTTTCCGGCTTCGTCAGAGTCGAAGAAGATCAGGATTTCACTGAACCGATCAAGGCGCTCCCAGTCGTTTTCAAGCCATTGGTGATTGCCGGCGCCAGCGTTGACCGACAGCGCAGGGATGCCGCACTGGTGCAGCGTCATGGCGTCAATCTCACCCTCGCAAATGGCGACCGTGCGAGCTTTCGGGTCGATCAAGTGCCAGCCGAACAAGCAAGGTTCAGCGCCGCCTTCCTGGCGCATGTCCCGCTTGTCAGCTACGTTGCGATACTTCAGGTTGATCAGTTCGCCGTCGCGCAGGTACGGGAACAAAGCGTAGGTTTTCTCGCCTCGGATTTGCTCAGCGATCTTGAAGGCGGCGATGGTTTCATCCGTCAGGCCACGGCCTTTAAGCCAATCGAGCGCGCCAGCTTTGGCGGTCTGACCCTTTGGTTTTTCTGGTCGTTTGTAGCTCTTTTGCTCGCGCTCAGGGACGCTTTCACGCACCCCGAGATAGTCCTTTGCGTCACGTATGGCCTCAGCCATCGAGCATCCGCGAACGGCTGCCCACAGGTCGAGAATGTCACCTTTCTCACCCGATGCGAAGTCGGCCCAAACGCCAGCTTTTGCACCGCTCAGACGGACGGACAAGGACTGCCCTTCCTCACCGCTGATGCTTCCGGCCACCCATTCGCCACCTTTGCGCTTGCCTCCGGGCAGCAGGAATTGCGCGATGGATGCGGCCTCGGATGCCATGCGCTGGCTCAGTTCCTTGGCATTCAAGCTGCGACCTCCGTACGCTTCCCGTTGTGGAACTGGACAGCGTTGTCGTGCCAGCACTTCGATGCGTCCGCATCCCATACCGATGCGAACCCAGCTTCACGCCACCATGATGCCGACTTGTGCAGGGCCGCGTACTCATCGGTGCCGCGCTTCGGGCCGGTTGCGGCACCGGCTGCGCCGTCTTCCCATCGGCGGTTGTTGAGGTACACCATCGGCGCTTCGATAAACCCATCGCGCCATTTCTGCGAATGCTTCTTTGCCGACACGTCTGCGATGATGGCTTCGGCCACGGCGTCCAGCCCGTCCTTCGACCACTTCGCAGCGCACTTGGCCTTGTCCTGCTTTCGGTCGTTCTTCGGCCAGCATTCCCAAAAAGCATCAAACCCTCCACCCTGGGGGGAAAGGGGGGGGTCTTCTTCTCTTCTCTTATCTTCTCTTATCGGTTTCGTTTCGGTTGCCGTTGGGTTTCCCGTGGGTTTCCCGTGGGTTTTAGGTGGGTTTTGTTCCGGTTGGCAACCGGGGGCCGCTTGGTTCGTTGTAGGTTTCTTTTTTGGCCTCCCGCCGCGTGCTCCGTTTTCCCATGCCGCGATCAATTGAGCGTTCTTTTGCGCCCACCCGATCACAGTCACTTGCTGCCCGTCGCGCGCTAAGTATTCGGCGGCGATCAGCGCATCCTCAAGCGCATGCGCGTCGCCTGCGAAGTGGCACAAGGCTTTGATGCCAGACGGCGGGATGGCGAATGTGTCGCTTTTCCTGTTCTGGCAGTGCGCCCACAACCGCATGATGTACACAGGGGCGAGCGCATCCCCACCAAGCACGTCAACCACCATGCGCGTGCGCCAGTGGCCGAAGAAATCTGGATCAACGATCACGGGTGCGACCTTCAGAACGGCAGGTTCGATTCGTTGCCAACGAACGTAACCATGAACTTGCCCAGACGCAGAAATGCGACGCGATCCTGTATCCATGCCGCTGCGCAAGCGGTTTCAGCCGGCGAGATCGTTACCAGATGGTCATCGATGTAGCCGCCGGCCATGACGAAGCTGCAACTCTTCGCAGCGGCATCCACCCACCGCGCAGCGGAGTAGCGCAATTCTCCCGGCAGACCAGGGACGCCGATCAGCACGAACAGCGGGTTGTTGTCAACCAGCGCGAGTTCGCCCCTGGAGCCGTTTTGGAAGCTGAAGAACGTTTTCACTTGAGACCCTTTCAAGAAACACCCGGAGAAACCATCGGCAGGCAGTGGGTGAAGCTGCTTTTCGGTAGCTAACCTAGCCGTGGCGTCAAAACTTATCTCAGAGCCCGTAGCGCGCCGCAATGGCACGCATTGCCTGTTCGTATTCATCAGCCGTTGCAGCCGGGTTTGCAGCGATCCATGCCCGCTTTGCGGCTTCGTAGGCGTGCCAGTCGGTCATTTGCACCTCGGCTTGTGCTGTTCGTACTGACCCACCCAGCACGCGCGAGCGAACGACCGAAGCCGCAGCCAGTGCCAGATGAATCTAAGAAGGCGCATCAAGCGGCTACCCGCAAATTCACCCGTGCCGCAGCCGCTTCCATGCGCTTCGTCAGCGACTCAAGTCCGGCCAGCCCCGGCAAGAAAAAGCCCACCGGCCCGAAGGCCAGCGGGCGAACAGCGGCGGGCGATGCGCACCCGTGATCCGCTGGGAGACAAGGGGTAGAGCGCATTCAGGCCACGCGCTCGGGTTCGGTGGCGCGCTTGGCGACCATCACATCAAGCGTTACCTCGCCCTTTGTGAAGTCGCGCACGGCCGGCATGTACTTGACCGGCACGCCATCGACGGCGATCTGGCTCATGCGTCCGGCGCTGATGCCAAGAAATTCGGCAAGCGCCGCGTACCTGCCGCGCTCCTGGTCAAGCCAAGTTTTTAGTTCCATAACGCCACTTTAGATGAATCTAAAGAGAAAGTCAAGCCCTTCGTTAAGCCGCGATCTTTATAACGCGAGACGTTCATCGGCAAGGGGGAAGACGGCTGTTCAGACCGACGCCACCCAGGCCGCCCGAGGGCTGTTTTTTGCGCCTTGCGAAAATTTCTTTAGAAAACACTTGACGGCGCATTTAGTTTGCTCTAAAGTTCACCCATGCCGCACCCAAAGCGGCACCGGGCCAAGCGATCGAGCCGAGCCCGGCAGCTCATTAAAAAAGCACTTCCCGGGCCTCTGATGGCAGGGCGTGAACCGCGACGAGAGCAGCGGGTGATGGGGCCGGCAGCCTAGAGCAGCAAGCCGGTGGAACGCGACTGCCCCAGGTGGGGATTGGAAGTCGCGTGAACACGGCGCAGATAGTGATCTGCAAAGCCCAGCCAGTGGGCAGCGGAAGCCGGCAGCGCCGGGTGATGTCCGCGAAGCCCTTCTCGGAGGGCGTAAACCTGAGCCGCGTGACAGGCGGTTGAGGTTTTTAACCACACACAGGAGAGAGACATGTACGACGAACCAGATGAGCTTTATGAACTGCAACCATCACCACAGGCGAAAGGCTCGGTGAAGGTGAATGCCAGCCTGATTGAGTACGACGCCGAGAGGATGTTTGACGCCATCGTGCGCACTGCGGCTCACCAGATAGTGGAGCAGGCGCGCGGAGATATTCGCAAGGCGGTGACGGACGAAGTGCGCATA